CAATGAGTGGTTAACCGTCAGCGTCTTGCCGTCTGCAATAGTAAGAATTGCGTTGTTGGCGGGCGCGGTCAACACTACTTTGTTGATGCTAGTTGCCGTGGCGACCCCAAGCGTTGGGGTAGACAGTGTGGGGCCGGAACTAAGAACAACGTCGCCCGTACCTGTCGAACTGGTTACGCCCGTACCTCCGCGAGCAACTGACAATGTACCTGTCGTACCATTTACGATAGGGAGGCCAGTACAGTTGGTAAGTGTGCCGCTAGTAGGCGTACCAAGAATAGGCGTGGTTAACGTAGTACTTGTAAAAAGCTGCGTATTTGTCAACTTTTTAGTGATGCCGCTTTGAACAATCGGAATTTCGTCGGCGCCCGCCGCCGCAACAGCGGCCGGAAGTTGGGATATGGCAACGTTAGTCATGATTTACCTCAATAATTCCCAGCAAAAATATTGAACCGCTGCCGCGTCGCCACGATGCTGTAGGGCAGCGCCATGATGTCGTCGGGGTTGTTGATGCGCTTCAGGTTGCGCTTGGACGTCATGGCGATGCGCTGCACCTGCCGGGACGGCTCCACGCCAAACTCAGGGGCCAGTTCGCAGGCCAGATTGTACCGGAACGCGCGCAGGTAGCCGGGCGGGAAAGCCAAATCCGTGCTCAACGTCGCCGGCTGGGACAGTTCCTGCACCGATACGATGTGGAACTCCAAGACCTTCGTCGGCACCGGGTAGACGTACATCTCGATGTTGGGGTACGTCATGTTGACCCACAACACCTGCGGATAGGTGCTGGTCACGGTCTTGACGGCGATGCCGTTGTACTGCTGCTGGTTGATGAGTTTCAGGCCAAACGAGATGCCATTGGCCGGGTCGCGGAAATAGGTGCTGTCGTCAATCATGACGGGGCGGGTGCCGACGATGTCGCCCGTCGGGCCAAAGGTGCGCGAGCGCTCCCCCGGCGGCCAGGTTTCAATCTGGTCTATGGTCGAAAACACCGCAAGCCGTTCGGTATTCCAACTGTCGATCATCTGGTTCATGGCGGCCAGCGCATCCTGCGCGGTTTCGGAAGAAGGGGTTTCCCCTTCCGCCAGAACACCGATAAGCCGCAAAGAACCGTAGATGATGTCGCCAGCCGTAGTCATGCTATTCGTCCTTCCGGGGGCGACCGCGACGGCGCGGGGCCTCAGCCATTACGTTAGCTTCATCCTCGGTTTCTGGCAAGGTCGCGTCCGGTTCCAAAGCACCGACGACGTCATCCTGGAGGTCTTCCAGTTCAAACCGGCGCCACCCGTTCAATTCGTCATACTGCGCTTCAGCTTCCATAGTCGCGACTTTGACGCCGTGCTTGGGGTGCATAAGGTAGATCGTGGTCATGGTGTATCCTATGGATTAACGGGCGGCCCGAAGACCGCCCGCAAGGTTACGCGGTGGCCCAGATAAGCGTATAGACCGGGAAGGTCACGGTATTGGCCAGCGTGCCCGTAGCCGCTGCACGAATACGCAAACGGTCGCCACGGGTAACGGCAAGACTAGCCGTGGTGCCCGTGAGCGTCAGGTTGCGGCGCGCATTGGCGGTCAGCGCAGTGCCACCCGTGGCCTTGGTCGTGTTGGCGTCGGTTGCAGCAAGAAGTGCGGTGCTGTCCGAGCCAGCCTGGCCGAGGTCCGTGATGGAGAACGTAATGTAGTTGGTGTCGTTCGCCGCCAAAGCATCAACGCCGGAAAAGATTACGGCGCTCAACACCCCAGTAAACGGAACGACAACATAAGCGTCAGAGTTGCCAGTGGTGGCAATCGTGGCGCCCTGCACCTGCGAAGACGCACCCTGAACAATGTTCGAGGCGGTGCAGGAGGTAGCGTCGATAACGGCGCCCGTAATGGTCGTACCAGCGACCAGTTCAGGATCTGCGTAAGCGACACCAATAGGCTTGGTATTCGGCATTTATGCCTCCTTAAAGGGTTAGACCCCCGCCGAAGCGGGGGCCGTGTTGCTTACGAGATTGCGTACAGCGCCCAAGAGTTGTCGCCCAGACGACGCGCGCGGAAGGCGCGAACCGTGCCGGCCGTGGCCGCGATGGTCATCAGACCCTGCGAGCCGCCCGAGCCAATCGTCCAGCCCGTGTTGGTCGTCATGGTGATGACGCCAGCCGTGGTGGTGTTGATGACGCGGAAGTCGAAGGTCGTGCCGACCTTGGCATTAGTCAGCGCGGCGTCCACGTCGGAGGCCAGCGGGAGCGTATAAGCCGCCGTGGTCGTCGGGGTGCCGATGATGATGCCATTGGTCAACTGGGCAACGGTCAGCGTCGCGCTGTCCGTGGCAGTTGTGGGGGCCGCAGCAACGGAAACCTTAACTTCGTTAAGGTTGCCGTCGTTGAACTGATAGCCGCCGCCTACGCTAGGAATAGCCATTGTCATATTCTCCTATCTTTAACTTGTTAACCCCAGAGACGGCAAGCCATCTGCGGGCGGATGACGGAATAGCCATAAAGCACGTCGATGCGGCATGGCAGGCGGTCGTTGTTGATGTCGTACTGGCGCACAATTCGCATCGAGATGCCGTTGTGAACCTGGCGGGACGCCATATCGACGCCGCTCGGCATGAGCAGGTCAGCCGTGGCAAACGAGATTGCGTCCTTGTGGTAGATCAGGTTCTGCGGGTAGGAGGTCGAAGCCGCGCCAACGAACACCACAGCCTTACCAGTGATGGTGAGGGTGCTGACCGTAGCCAGAGCGTTCGACGGCGAGTAGAGCGCCGGCGAAACCGACAGCGTCACGGCGCCGCCAGCGGACGAGGTCGCGGCGGCAGTCACGACGAACTGCTGGAGCGAACCCGTGCTTTCGCGGGTCTGCGGGTTCACGGAGTAGCAGTCAGCCACGGTGAACACGTCGCCCACCGTGAACGTCAGCGCGTTACCAGCGCTGGCGAGGGTGATGGTCGTAGCACCTTCCGAGGCGTTGCCGTTGACCGTAGCGCCCGTAGCAACGCGGGTGCCGCAGGTGTGCTGTTTGATCGACTGCGACATGTTGATCTCTTCGTAGCCGAGAACACCTTCGCCCATCATGCCGTTCTTGAACTGGCGGGAAATGGTGTCAACCGGGTTGAAGAGGCCCTTCATGCCTTCGACCAGACCAGCATTGGCGGCCGGGTTCACGGTCGCGTAGCGGCTCGGCATCATGGCAGCGTACTCGTTCAGCTTCTGCTGGGCCTGAAGCAGGACAAGCGAAGTGGCCGGGGTCGTGCCGGGGGTGCCGACGGTCGAGAAGATGCCCTTGTAGGCGCTGGCGACGTCAGCGTCGATGGACGCTGCAAGCTGCGAGATACGCGGCTTCAGAACACGATCCGCGAAATCGTCAAGCTGCATGGTCAGTTCGGCCGACGTGAAGTTCACGCCGATGTGCTTCTGGTTGTTGACAGAGAGCGTGGTGAACTGCTCGTTGTCGTCCTGCACCTGGAGGGCTGCACCGTCGGTGACCAGAGCGCGGTCGGGCAGACGGATGCGGAGGGTCGAACCGATCTTGGCGCCTTCGACAGCGAAGCTGTCGTCGTACTGACGGTTCACGTTGCGGGTGATCACCAGGTTGTTCTCAAGAATTTCGAGAGCCTTGCGGGTGATCATGTCGATGGTAAGAAGGCTATTGGCCATGATGTCTATGTCCTATGGACTAGCGTCTGCGTTGAGCCTCGTACTTTTTGATCTGGCGTGCCCGTTCCGCTTCGATCCATTCCGACGTTGACATGTTCTTTACAGAACGCGGGTCGGTGGTGTCGTATGCAGGCGTACCTGTTGAGGTACGGGCCGTAACCGGAGCAATCGGTGCCGGGGCGGTGGAAGTTTTCTTGGCCGGTGGATTGTCGCCGAGTTTGGCTTCAATCTTTCCGATTTCCCGTGCCTGCAAGAGCGGTGATAGGCGCGCAATCCGTTCGGCTTCCTTGGGGTTCGATCCGAGGTAATAGATTACATCGGGGCCGTTATCCGAAGCCTGAATGGTCTGCGCCATCGTTTCCGTGACGGGTAGCTTGGGGTTGTACGCGACCTGTTCAAAGTCGTCGTACTTGTTCCGCGCTTCCTCTTCACGGTCGTGATAGGCGTCAAGCATTGCTGCGCGTTCGGCCTCTGCATCACGCTTCGCCAAGAGTTCCTGGGCTTTGCGTTCGGCAAGGGCTTCGGCGTAGGATGGTGCATCGGCAAAGTCGTCAGCTTTCAGCGGTTCCGTCGGAACGGGCTGGGACTTGGCCTTCTGCGCCTGCTCGCGCTCCCATTTCCGTTGTTCTCTTGCGAGACGTTTGCCGACGATTGCGTCCAATTCTTCCTGAGTGAAGGTCTTGGATGCGTCCGTTGGCGTCGGTTCCGGCGGTGTATCTGTAGCGGCAACAGGTTCAGCCGTGGGGGCCTGTTCCGGCGCGGGCGCACCCGCTAGTTCGTTCTCGGTCATCTATTCACCTTTCGGTTCCTGGCTAACCCTGCCAGTAGGGGTTTGATTGTGTAACACGATTTGTTACGGCAGTCAAATTAGGCGTAATAGCTAATGTTTAGCTTGGCGCTTGCAGCCGTCTCGATAAACTTGATGTTGGTCAGATCACCGTCGTACTGCAAGGGAACACCAACAGCGAGCGGCATGCCAACCGAAGCAGTCGGCGCCGTGCCGTCATCGCGCCAACGCACATCCTTGCTTTCAGCAATAATCAACGCAAAAGTCGGCTGCTGCTTGTTGCCAGATTTATCGGTGGTCGGGACCGTAAGTCCAGCAGCGGCGCTCAGAGACGTGATCTGCTGGTAGCCGATGCAAGATGTAACCGCCTTAAGGGTCATAGCCATAGTTAAAATCTCCGTTTTTCAGTGAAGGACCGCAATTCAGGGGGGTATTCGCTCGCCACAAAAGCGGGAGGCGCGGCAAACACCCAACCGACATTGTTGCCACTATCGACGTTGCCGTTGCTGGTATAGGCTTGCCATTCGCCGTATCCGGTCGCGGCAATATCCTTGATGTCTACGAACGACACAGAGTTAACACCGCCGCTGTCGGTCAGGGTAGCGCGGCTACCTGGCGTGGATGCGTTCAATGTGATCAAGTTACCAGACGTGCCAGAAACGTCGAAATCCGTGACGGTCTGTGTGGTGCCAGAAGTCAACGTAATTGTTGCAGGCTGGACCGTATTGGTGATGTTGGTAAACGTGTTGGATTGCTGAATGGTCAACGCGCCGGCGCCGCCTTGGTTGAGGGTCGGCCATGTCTTGGCACCCCCTGAGAATGTTTTGGTGCTGGCGCTGGTCATACTGATTGTTCCAGTAGACGCGCTAACAGTCAGATTGGTAACGTTAGTGTTTGCATCCCAGTTTCCTGCAACACTCCACGTTCCGCTACCGAGCGTAAGCGTCTTGGTTCCGGCGAGCATACTGAAAGAACCAATAGAAATATTTTTATTATTCCCATCAATCGTGCCGTTCCAAGTCGTAAACGCGCGGGTAGACCCTTGCGTAAAGTTATCTTGAAACCGGATAGCAACAACGCTGCCGCTGCCGCCGCCCACGAATAGGTTTCGGTCAAACGTAACGCCGTTGGTGGTGACGTTAATTGTACCAGACAAACCACCTAAAGACCAATATGTTGCCGAAGCAGAAACGCTCATGCTGGTCGATAGCGTAATATCGCCGTAAATTGTTGAGCCCGCCGTGCCTAATGAACCTGTAAAAGTGTTTTGAAAAGTCAGATTGCGGGCACGCGCTGGCGCATTTACTACGTCTGATCCGGCTAAAATTGTAAACGACGCTGCGGAGGCTTCTGTTTGAGATCCGTCCAATGTGCGCGTGCCAGTTCCGCCAGCGTAAGTCAAAATAAAGTGTGGGGTACCAGCAAGCGTCGCCGCGCTGGCGTTTACAACAGTTGTGTTAGATCCGCTTAACGATATGGTTTTAGAGTTAAAATCAAGCGTCCCCGTAAACCCTGTAAGACCAATAATTGTGTGCGTGACGTCTTGGGCTAACGTCGCGGTGCCGCCGCCAGAACTTGCGTTAAAAAATACTGCGTCCGCAGCGACAGGTACAGACGCGCCACTCGCGCCGCCAGATGTTGCAGACCAATTGGCCGTATTGACCAAATCCCAAGTTCCAGTTCCACCAACCCAATAGCGGTTTGCCATTACTTAATGGTCCCCCAAGTTGGCGTAGCCCCGCCTTGCGTAAAGAACACTGTGTTGGCCACGGCTGCGTTGTTCACAGTGACGCGGACGTGTTGGAAGTTACTAGATGTAGACCATTGATCCATGCTCTCAATAAAAGCAAACCCGGTCGCACCCCATCCTGGCGCGTTTGTGGCGCTTACTGAAGCAATGTCAACAGTAAAGAAATTGCCGGATGCAAGATTGTTAAAATCAAACGTCCATCCATTAGGCATAAGAGAAATAAACCCGTAGTTATTACGCAACACAAATTTTTCAACGGCGGTTATAACCGCGCCGCTAAGATTGGAAAAAGGACGATATATAGGGGTCGCAATAGTATTGTAGTTATCGGTCGCCTCAAAAGTTAATTTTGAAGTAAGCGGAAGGCCGCCATAAGAAACATAACCGATAGCGTATGAACCAATAGGGCCTCGGCACCCGCGAACAACGAGCGTTGTTTTTGAACTTTTTGCTTCAACGGCATTTGCGTCTATTTCAATAATAGCGCGGCTAATAGCTGTAGTCGTCAAAGCGCCAACAGGCTCGACTACAAGATTGCTTATTTCAACATAACCAGAAAGCGCCGTAGGCTGATAAACAGCGGCGCAATACCGAGGAACTAAAACTTCAGTACGTAACACGCCGCCAATTGATTTTGCGACATTTTGAGCGTCGTCCAACGACTGTTGAAAAACAACGCTAGAAAAAGACGAACCTAAAGGGCTAGTTCCGCCATTGAGGCGGTACTCATAGTAAGGCTCTACTATCAACGATTGGCCGCCCAACTGAAAATCAAAGTCCGCTGATTGCGAAATAGACACTACATTCTTGCGGTACACACGGGGACGGAACACCGTTGTATCAGAACATTGGCTCTTGAAGCTGCGGCCCTGGCAATCCACAAACACAGGCTCATTGATGTTAACAAGGCCGCCTCGCGCGGCGTATGTAGCCCCAATAGACTTACCGAATGTTGCGATACCATCTGCGTCAGCAGTGCCGGCGCCCGTCAAAACATTGGCGACGTACGGCTGATTTATTGTGACGTTTCCGGTAAACGCAGCGACGCTAATACCTTTACACGCGCCGCCCGAAGCTACGCGGGTAACGCCCTCCACCCGCATATCGTTTATAACAACGGTTTTATAGTCGCCAAAAACCAAAAACGCTTGGTTTTCATACGTAGCAGCCCCGTCGTTATTTCGGCAGTTGCGAATAAAAACAGGGCACGTAATGTTTACGGTTCCAGATTGCGAGGTACCGTCGTGTCGAAACGTAATGGCTGACGCCACCAAACTATTACATTCAATGTTAAGCTGACCGCCAGTAATAGATCCGCTGTTATCCGTAGACGTGTGAAAATACAAAAGATCACGGAAAGACGACGCCGCTGAAGATACAACGATGTTCACTTGCCCGCGACAAATAATGTGCATTTCGCCGTCTAAGCGAGACACATACGGCTGGATAGGGCCACTAACAAGATACGTGCCTGCTAGTTCAACCGCAACAGCAGCCGGAATGGCGTAGTCAAAAGCAGCTTTAAGGGCTGCCGTATCGTCGGTAACACCGTCTCCAACTGCGCCAAAATCTTTAGCGGATACAATTTCTTGGAGTTTTGTACTTACTGTGCGCGCTACTGCGCCAGTCAGAAAGCCCGCCGCATTAGCTTGCTTAAACCCAACAAGATTGTCGCCTAGAGCATTGTCTGTCGTATTCGCCAGGTTGCTCTGCAAATCGTCGGCAATTTCAATGCCGCCAATGTTGTCCCAGGTTCGGATAAGGACGTCAGCGGACGTAGTTACAACGTATTTGTACAGATCGCCGTACGTGGACCAAATTTGCTGCGGCGTGCGACCAGCAGCGTCCAAAATAATAGGATTGGCGTTGGGCGTGAGGCCGTCGCGCGCGGTGTAAGTTGTTAGCGGGGTCGTAGTACCGGCAGCGTAAGTGTAAATCTTTCCGCCAGCTAACGGCACGCCGTTGTTGTCAAAAAACTGCCACCCGGCGCCGCCAATAAAAGATAGGGTTACCGTCATGTGCTGCCTTTACGACAAAAACTTCAGTTTGTAGATGGTTGTATAGTACAATCCGACAATTTCGTCGATGACGTTCTGAAGCGGCGTACATTCCCGGTCAACCACGTCGTACCGGGTCTTCTCGATCTGTTCTGCTTGCGCCTCAAGGAACGTCAGCACATTGTTGGACTTGTCCGCCGACATCAGCGCGATCGGCCCGATCAGACCGTACTTGCCCTGATACATCTCGGCAAACTTGTCCGCAAGATCAACAATCTCCGGGTAAAACTTGCCCAGCGCCTTGTGCTTGGCAAACGACCGCGTGTTGAGGTGCGCCGAGTGCGTCACGTCACGGGCCAGAAACAGCATGCCTATGAACTTGTCGCAGTTACTCATTCCATTGGTCCCATCTGTTCCACAGGTTCTCCCTGCATGACGCCGCGCTGCTCATCCATCTGGGGCATCATCGGGCGGCTGCCAGAGATGTCACCCGTCTCGACCGCCGCAGCGATGGTGCCCATGACGATGTCTTGGATTTGCTCGGTCGTCATGCCAGCCGACGTGGCCGCAATGCGCTTGGTTTCGGCTTCGTACGCCTTGATCCGCAGTTCCTGCGCGTCCATCGACGACTGCACGTTGTTGAGGAGGCCCATCGCCTGCTCAAGCTGCTGCGACACGGCCTCGACCTGCTGTTCGGCCGCCTGCAATTCGGGCGACTTGTCGTCCTCGGCCAGAACCTTCGGGTCGATGATCTTCTTGAAGCGGGCCGCCATCTCCTGCGCGCCCGGCCAGTCCATGTTCTTGATGAACAGGTCGCCTGCGACCTGCCACAACTGCGGGCTGGTCTGGAGGATGTTGGCCATCGCCTCGACGGCTTCCTGGCGCTTGGTCAGGTAGCTGGGTCCGGTCGTGATCACCACGTCGTAGACGCCGACCGACGGATTGTAGATCTTCTCGATGACAGTGCCCGCCTGATCGACGATCTTCTTGACCGGCTCGGCCTGCATCGGGTTGATCTTCGCCATGCCCACCTCGCCGTCCACGCCGATGATGCGGGCGACGCGCTGGGTGTCGTAGATCTTGGGGATCATATCGACCAACTGGCGGGCCACGTAGCGGATGGCCCGGCCCAGGTTATCGACGAAGTGGTAAGTGCCGGTGTCGCCCTCCTGCTGGCGCGCGAGGATGGCGCGGCCAGAGCGCTCGTTGCCCTGCTGGCCCAGCGAGGCGTTGTACTGGCCGGTGGTGGCCTTGATGTCCTCGGCAGCACCCATCTTGGCCTGAATGAGGCCCGTCTGGGCCATCGGCGGCTGGGCGCGCATGGGCAGCGGCAGCACGTTGCCAGCGCCGTCCTGAACGTCCGGGTTGACCTCCAGATACGGCCAGTTGGTCGTATTGGCTGTCTTCCACTGCATCTCGTAGCCTTCAAACTGGCCGCCATAGCCAATGAAGGGGGCCTTGGGCGCCAGAGCCAGCATCTCGGCTTCCTGGCTGACCCAGTAGTTGTACATGCGCTGGGCGTCCTTGGCGTTGCGCACAAGGCCCGACACGAACATGCGGCCATCGACCTCGAACTCATTGCCGACGACGCGCACGACGGGTATCCACTTGCCCGCCCACTCGCGCTCTTCCAGCACCTCGTAGCCGTTGGTCTTGAGCCACATGACCCGCTTGCGGTCGGCCTTGCGCGAGCGCAGCGGCTGGCCGAACATGGCGCGCAGCTTCGCGTCCTGCGGCGTGCCGTCGAACATCGTGATGTTGCCGGGGTACAGGTTCAGGGTAGACGGCACGTAGTCTACGTAGAAATACTCCGCAATGCGGATGGTGTTCTCGCTGATCCACATGCTGAGCGACTGATCACCGATGCCGCGCGCCAGGATCGAACTGATGGGCTGGGCGTCGGGAAACTGGCGCTCGTACTCGGC